TCATGTACTGCTGTGCAAGCATAATCATACGACGACCACAATCACCAATGCTGTTTTCAACAATGGCCAACTTGTCTGACACACGTGCGTTCGCAGCATCTTGAATGATTGCTGCCTCTGTGGCTGTACGGCGAATCTCTGGCATTCCACCACCTTGATATTCGTTAAGTCCAGAGACTGAACGAATATCGTCGGAGATAAGTTGCGACTGGTTATAGAACTCAGGTGGGTTAATAACTGCCGGCATTGGGACAATAATGTTGTTGATGTTATCTTCTGAGATAACAGGAACCATTACGTTGTCTTCGTCAGACTCAAGAGCACTACGACCATCTGTATCAAACGCAGTTTCTTTATATAGCCACTTACGAGAGTACCGTTTACGGTGACTCATCATCTGCGTACGAGTAAGGTTCAATTCGTGCTGTAGAGGCTCAATTGCTTCTAGTTCACCCATTGGGTAAAAGTAATCAGGTACATCGTAGTTGCGAATCATCACATACGGATGTCCGAACAAGAATGGCATCTTGGTTGGTGTAACAAGGAACCTATCCGAGCCATCACAAAACACAGACATGGTGTTTCTGTCAATGTCGTACCATTCCCAAATCTCTACATAAGCATCGTTCTTGTTCGTAGACATTCGAGGACGGAATTGGTCTTGTCCCCACTTGGAGTAATGCGATGGTGCCGCATCCGCGCGAGCGGATGCGTTGTATCGCTTATCCTTCTTTACGTCTTCTAACGGACGACGCACTCTTTGTGCTATCCAGCGAATATCGTCAATGGATGTAGCATCAGGGTCTACATACATATCAAAGCAGGAAATACGCTCAACAAAGCCTCTGTCTTCTTTGATGATTAATTCTGACTCTACAGCAGCTTCGGGCCCAGGTGTGGTTAGTTCGTCATACGAATCAAAGTTTGGTGTTTCATCTCTGGCTTTTTCTTCTTCGACATAGCGGTAGCCGGTCTTAATCCAACCATGACCAACAATAAGAAAGTCTTTTACGGCACGACGAAACTCTGCTTGGCAACCATAATGTTGCCACCAGTAGTTGATGATTGCTTCTGTAACTACTGCTTTGTCTGCATCTTCTGGTCGTTTAGCATTAACCGTAATTTTTGGATGGTTAATAGATACAGCAGGTGAGATTACGTTGATTGTGGCAAACGCAATGTTTACCAACAGTTGGTCTTCTTTGATATCTGTACGGTGATGCTTGCCTCGATACAGGTCAATCAAACGACTCCACAAATCGTCGTATCGTTCTTCTTTACGCCATCTTCTAGATTGCTCTAGTTTGTCACGGTATTTGGTTAACAATTCTGTGTTAGTTATGCGTGCCATTATTTATCCTTCTTACCATTGTGCCAACCTAAATGGCCATCAATCTTCTCTCCAACCCTGTCTACCTTACGACCAATTGACCTTAACAAAACTCTTGCCTCAGCGTGCTGTTCTGTATTTTCCCTGCGTAGTCTATTTGCCACTACGACAAGTGGACCCGTAATCAAAGCAACGGCGATTGGGACCCAGATTTCAGCCATGATTTTAACTCCAAAGTGGAGCAACAGGCTCGGCGTTTATACCGGCTGACCTAGCGTCAGCCATTTGTTTGTCTTGGCGTTGCCTAACTGTGGGCCCATGGAAATCTTCCTTACCATAGGTGAAACCCAGATTGACCGTTCGTAGATGACATTTGAAACAAATAGCGCCCCGCCTCGGTAGTTCTGGTGTATAAAATGCTGTCGAACAGCCGGTACATGTTATGGAAAGCATCAATAGAACTCTAAATCGTTACTTTGCGTACATTCTCTGAACCAATCGGTATTCGACCAGGTTTTACTGCTTTGGGAATCTTTGTAGCCCACCAATCAAACGAGTTCTTTTTAACCTTCATCTCAGAGCGGTACTCTGGCAACCAAACATACTTGAGCATCTGATTGGCAATAGCTAAAGACATAACTCTGTCATCGTGGGGTGAACCGTGCATCTTGCCGTTCTGTTCACGCACGAAAGTACGCAACTCAGCAATGGTTGCTTTACACAGAATATCAATAGCACCGTCACGCATGTTTCCATTTAACTCATCAATAGCCAATGGCTTGGAAACAGATGTTGTGCGCCAACCCAAAGATTCGCTAATCGTTGGGTTGCGCTGACCCAATCGTCGTTGACGGAACATGTTCTTGTAACCAACTCTCTGCAAGCCTTTTAGGGTTGTTAGTCCGTGGTTGTTGGATTCGACACCAATCAGACAATGGTTGTACCACCAACCCAAAGCATGTAGCACTTCTTCCCCGAAGATGTCTGCGTCCACATGACCATGCCAGTGAGCTACAACAATGCCACTTTCAACATTGATGACGTGTGCCGTACTAAAGTCGCCATGGCCTAAACCTTCAGCAACGTCAGCTCCAATAACATAAACTTCCGAAGGTTGTGGAAACTCCCACACAGCCAACTCGCCACCATCTTCACGAAATTCGTACATTCCCTTACCCGGAATCTTGTGTAAGTATCCACGGTTCGGTTCTACTAGCTGGTACGCGCGTAGCGCGTCCAAGTCAAAGACAGGTCTACCAGAACGGATAAACGCTTCATCTGGGTCTGATGGATATTCTTGTGCTAGCTGCCAATCAGGTAAGTCACGCTTCTTGGCTTCGTACCATTCTTCGTCACGGTCGCCAGCAGACCAAGGAAAGAAAATACCCGTAAATCTATTTGTCTCTGTCTGAGAACCAACCCACAGTTCATGGAATATATTGCCTTCTCCATTTGCTGTACTAAGACAGATTACGCGACCGCCGACATCTGCAATAGGTTCAATAGATGCCCAAGCTTCGCTTGGGTTAGGCAAGAACGCCATCTCGTCAATGATTACTAAGAATACAGATTCACCACGGGCTGGGTCGTTACCTGATGGTAATGACTCAACTGCGGAGTCATTGGCGAACACAATCTTTAACTGGTTATCTGATAACAACTCTGGTCCATGTTGTCGCATCCAAATAGGAAGCATCTTGTAGCCGTACTTAGATTTCTGTAGCAACTTGGCTGCTTCACGCTCTGTGCGGGAAAGCATGACAATGAATCTGTCCGGCCAGAAGAATGCCAACCAGAAAGAATACGCAGAAGCCAGAGTGGAGAACCCTATTTGTCGTGCTTTAAGAACTATTGAGTATCTAGTAGATAGCCAGGTTTCAATTGTTTCTCGTTGCGCATCACGCAACTCAAACTTGATACGACCCCGCTCAGGGTGTCGTATCATCCAGTAGTTGGAACAGAAATACTCAAATGCAACAACTTGTTCTTCGAGAGTTGCTGTCTCTGAGCCCTTGCATTTTCTCCATTCCTTCTCGTTGAGAAGGTCTGTGAGTTCCATTACTTCTTCTTGCGGTACTTATCCATGTAATCTACGGCACCAGAACCGCGACCCCTACGTGCTTCTTGATTCATATGACGAACACGACGAACAGGTGGAGTCGATTTACCTTGAAAATTACTACCAGGATAATCAGGATGTATCGTGACACCACGACCCTTCTTGGCCCCAACAGTTGGAACAACTGGAGCATTTCCGCCAGGACTTCCAGAATATGGTGACGGATTTGTTAGTTCAATCGCTTTCGATTTTTTTTTAATAGCCATTACTTTGTTCTCCCAAAAGCCTTGTCGTCAGGATTCAACCATCTAACTAGTGGTGGCAGCGCAGCAGCCAACACAGCTTTCAATAGGTCCTCTGGCATATAACTACCAGTAGCAACGACAGCAACAACTGCCGCCAAGCAACTACGCAAATATGACTGAACCATTGCTTTTCGTTTATCAATTACTATCTGTTTCTTAGTTACCATTATTTTCTCCTATGTTAGTCGTGTATCCATCACAGTATTTAGCGTAGGTTTAGATGCGTAATTGACATTTATTTATCCTTTAGATGCGTAATTGACATTTATTTGCCCTATGAGTTAAATTGCGACCCACACAAGTTCTTCTTCGTTCCATTGGTAAGGATTACTCATTGA